TATTATCTGCATTGCATTGACATCTATATGCAATGATGGAAAGAGAAAATAAGAAAGGGAGATATTATTGAACATTTTAATTCAAGTGAAGCAAGGGAAGCGCAGGATAAATATTGCGATAGAGAAGGTTATCCGCATTTTGCACCCAGAGATGGTAAATGCTGGAATTGTAACAAAGACATTTATACAGAGCAGGACCACGCAGGATATAAAACAGGTATCTCAGTAGAAAAGGCAGGGACAACATTAATAACAGGCTGTCCATATTGTAGTTGGTCATTCTGCGATTAAAAAGTAATTAAGACAATCAGTGTTGGCATATAAGAAAGTAACCAAACAAGAGGTGAAGGTATGAACATAGTAATAAAGATTATGGAAGGCGACAAGATTATAGAACATAAGTCATTGTCTACAGAACAGAAAAAAGAATATGGACAGAAGTTAAATGAGCAGGCATTAGCTGCGGCAGGCTATGTAAGAAAGGAGTAATGGCGTGTTATATGCACAGGCACAAGAGCACTTTGAGAAAGAGCAAAGAGATAAGAACTGGATAACATCTCTTGTGGCAGTTCCGGATAATAACCTGTATGACAGGTTGTTCAGGCTGGCAGAAGAGTATGGAAAAATAAAGGCAGAATTCTATATAGATAAAACAACAACAGACACTATATATGTAAAAGTAAGCAAAGCATAGATGAATAGAAAAAGAGCTGGTACAAGGAATACCGGCTCTTTCTCAAAACACATATAGATAAATCTCATATTTATTATATGTGTAAGTTCACCGAAAGTCAAGCGGGCGCAGGCTCGTCTTTGTAACTTTATAAATATATTAAAGTTAGGACATTTATTTAAGGAGACAGGTATGGCTTACAGAAAAGATGTGTGGCGCTTCCCTGGCTCAAATGAGTATGAGTATAAATTTATAGGTAATTATGGAGCTAAGGGCGAGAAACGCCATAAAAGACAGAAGGCAACACAGGAGCAGATTAGAAAGCAGAACCAGAGAAATAAAGAAAAGAGAGTAAGAAGATTAATAAAAGCAAACTTTAAGGAGGGAGATCTATGGACAACCCTAAAGTATCCGAAGGGAACAAGGAAAAGCATAGATGAAGTAAAGAAAGACCTTAACAGTTTCTTAAGAAGTCTAAGGACAAGATACAAGGGTATTGATGAGATTGTGAAGTATATATACAGAATTGAGGTAGGAGCACTCGGAGGTGTGCATATACATATCCTTATAAACAGGGTTACAGGCGCAGATAAGATTATAACAAAATGTTGGGAAAGGTTTGGCCACGTTAACTATCAGAATATTTATGAAACTGGCGGATATGCAGATTTAGCCGAGTATATCGTTAAACAGCCAGAAGAAAATACGGAAGAATATGAACAGCTTAATATGTTCAGCACGCAGGAACAGAAGGAACTTGTTAAGTATTCCTGTTCAAGGAATTTGGTACGTCCTGAGCCAGAACGGATTGATTACAGCAGAAGGACGATGAGAAAAATTATAGAAAATGGTCCGAAACCAACACCAGGATATTTTATAGATCCATTGTCGATAGTAATGGGGACAAACCCTTATACAGGAATGAATTATCTGCATTATACAGAGTACAAGCTATTACGATTACAGGATGACCCATAAGGAGGAGCAATGAGGCAGGTAAACATATATACAGCAACAACCTTTAAGGGGCTAAATGTACAGAATGGCATTATAGGATACATATTAGAGCTTGTAACAGACACAGAGCCGATAACACTGGACAGCACAGAACTTCTGTACGATATGAAGCCTAATAGAGCAGAACTAACAGCAGTTATTAAAGCACTACAACGAATGAAAGAAAAATGTGAACTGGTCATATATACAGAGTCTCCTTATGTAGCAAATGCTTTTAATGCTGGCTGGCCAGACAAGTGGAAGCAGAATAATTATAAAACAGCAAAAGGCGGTGATGTGGCAAACGCAGATGAATGGAGAAAGCTGAATGAACTGCTTGCAGGACATAAGTATGAATTCCGCCTGCAAGAGGAACATTCATACAGGAACTGGTTAAAAGGACATATAGAGAAAGTAAAGGAGTATGAAGATGTTTGATATATTCGGAGAGTTTAACAGTGCAGAAGAAATAAACGAAGCGGCAGCAGCACAATTACAGGAAGGTGATACTGATGCAGTTATGACAATAGCAAGAGAAAATGGCATAGATGAAGGTGATGCGCAGGACTATATAGATGGAATAGTGGATAAATTATGTTCTCCGCTAATGGCAGCGTTTGGGAAAATAGAGGTTGAGACAGAGGAGCTACAGCCTAAAGAGATAATAGAAGACTGGGTTACCTACATAAAAAAGAGGTGTACAGAGTGCGAAGATATGGCTGTGGCGGTAAGAACTAAAGGCAAGAGCATTAAAGGCTGCATAGCGGCACTTCTAAAATGGAGCTTCACTAATTCGTATGATGTAGACAAAAATATAGTAAAACAGGCGGGCATAAGAAATAGCAATGTAAAAATGGGTATCCCCGGAATGGCAACAGCGTACAGGCTTATCGATAAATATTATCTTGGAGGCAGCAGATAGTGAAAAAGCAGAAAATATTAGCATATGATGGTAGAATACCTGTATCAGATAGAGAACTGACAGCAGCTGTTATTGATATTGATAATAAAAGGCATCTGATAATAGACCTTTATATTGCTGGGACAATAAAGTACAGAATGGCAGTGAATGATAAAGAATATGCACATTTTAATTATGAAAATCAAAAATGGGATTGTATATCGATTGACTGGAACAGACCATATTCAGGAGAGTTGGCAAAAGCCAGTATAGCCAGTGAGGATAAGCAGATATTAAAAGAATGGTATGGAAATGAAATACCTGCCGGATGGGATAATGAAGATTTAATTTATGCAATAGAGCAGAAAGCATTTAATATTATAACATCAGAAAGAATGTTAAAAGAAGAAAATGAAAAAGAAAAGCTATTTGCTATTATGCCTGAAAAACCAAAGCTCTTAGATGAAACTATTAACAGATACATAGAAGCTGGAAATATTATTTATTACAAGCGCAATGGTAGTTATGCAGATTATTATTGCTGTCAGTGCGGAGAAAAATTTACAAGGCGAATAAAAGCCACAGAAGCTTATACAGGTCCTTCGGTGGATATTGCGCCACGAAGATACCAGCAAAAAGAGTGTCCAAAATGCAAAAGAAAAGGGACACTGCTTAACTGGGGGCGGGCAAAGATTACAAAACAGGCATTTGAAGTGCTTTTGTATCAGGTAGCAGAAGATGAAACACTTGTAATAAGAGCCTACGCAGTAAGAGCAGTACGAAGCCCAGACAGTGTATTAACTAAAAAGATATGGGAGTATGGCAGGGAGTTCTTAAGAAGAGATTATGAGAGGATATATGACAATAGCTGTAATACAGGAAAATGGTGGAAGAGTAAAAAGCTTGACATATACAGGTCAGGCAAGCTGTGTGAAGTTAATTACAGTGAGGCAGTTGAAAAAAGTGATTTAAGATATATCCCAGCAACAGCATATAAGCTTATAAGTGAGGTAGGTGCAAGAGAGGAAAGGCATATACTGGCCAGATATGATACTCTTACTGCTTATGCACACGCACCGCAGATAGAGCAGTTATACAAAATAGGCCTTATGCAGATATGCAGGAGGTTAATTTTTGCGAATGGACAAACAAGAGATATTAATAAAAAAGCAAAAACAGCCGCAGGAATTTTAAGAATAACAACTGAACAGTTAAGGTATTTAAGAGAGTCCGAACAGGAACTGCTTGCATTAAGTGTAATTAAAATTATGAATTACAGAAAAATACCATTTACACAGCATAATGCAGAGATTGTTACAAGATTGTACATAGCTGCACCTACGGAAGATAAGCTAAAGCACATTTTAAAGTACCAAAGCCCTGAAAAGCTATTGAACTATCTTAATAAGAATATACCAGAACACGCCATTCTGGCAGATGCTATTACAGAATATGATGACTACTTAAGAGCGAGGGAAGCTAATGGAGATGATCTTAGTAATACAGTGTATTTAAGGCCGAGAGAACTTCACAAAACATACATAGAGTTATATACGCATATGATGAAGTTAAAGCCCGAGAAGAGTTAATGAAAATGGCAGCAGACGATGGAGATTGGTTAACTGAATCTAATAGATACTGGTATGAAGAGGATGAAGAAGAAAGGCTGGCACATATTATTGATGATATTCTTGTAGATTTTAGTGATACAACAGGTATAGGCAAGATCGGATATGATGCATTAAGTGAAATTAATCCAGATGTGTGGGAGTTTGCAGGTGATATAGGGAAGACAGAAACTGGAATATTAGATTTGTATATGTTGGCATTTAAGCTGGCACAGGAGCAGTTAAAGAATAAAAATATAAAATCAAGCATTGAGAGGTAAAGTAATCAAGATAGTAAAGGCAGGTGGAAAAGAAAATGTTAATTCCGAAAGTAAAGACTAAAGAATTTGAAAAATTTGGCTTTAAAAAGTGTAGGGGCAGGTACGGTAAGGAAGATTGCTATTATCTTTGTGTTGCGAGAGGGTGCAAAATGCTTTTTGTAAGTCCAGTTATATTTGCTGTAAACGATTGGAAAGATAATGACCCAAGAATACATAAAAATGCAAATTGTAGATATAGAGACCACAGGACATACATTGATATTATTTATGAACTAATTAAGGCTGATATGTTAAAAAAAGCAGGTGATTTCAGGTCAATTAGTGGAGAGAGATGAAAGGAAGGTAATTATATTGAAAGAAGTTAAACATTACATATGTGAGATATGTGGAACGGAATACAATGATAAAACTAGAGCACAGCATTGTGAAAAGGGACATTGTAAGCCATTGGAAATAATAAAGGCACGTTATTTAAGTGCAGGTAATAACGCTAAGGGATATCCGTTGGAAATAATAGTAAAAATGGCTGATGGTACAGAACAGAAATACAAGAGATAAAAGAAAAATAGAACTATTAACAAATACTTATTCATTACAAAATAATATCACATAAAAAAAGAGAAGCTGATAGCCAAACTCACCACGCTGTCAGCTTCCTTTCTCAAAAACAGAACATATGTATTGTATCATAGATATATATATTGTGCAAGAAAATTATAAAAATGAGAAAGGAAGTAAAGAGAATATGGCAAACATAAAAAGCAAATTAGAGCAGTATCGTAGTCTGGTAGAGGAAAGCATAGAAGCGGATATAAAAATAAAAAATATTAAAAGAGAGATAGATGAATTAAAAGCATTAGGTGAGGTTATAGATACAGTCACAGGTGGAAATGGTGGGATACAGCATTTTACGATTAAAGGTGTTCCAACGCCAGCGTATACCAATAAATTAAACAGATTACAGCTTAGCTTAATTATCAGGCAGCAGTTGTTAGATAAAATCGAAGGCCAGAAGAATGACATAGAAAGTTTTATATGTAGAATAGAGAATAGTATGATAAGAAGAATGCTGGAATATAGGTATATGGAAGCTATGAAGTGGAGTGAAGTTGCTAAGAAGATGGGAAAGACATATACGCCGGATTATTGTCGTGTAACGTGCGATAGATTTTTAAAAGGGTATAATAAATAATTTGTTCGTTTTTTTCGTTAAAAAGATGATAATATTTAAAATGACAGAAATATATGTGGGACAGCAGCTATACGTTTGTGTATAGCTGTTTTTTGATAATAATAAAATGGGGAGAGAGGTGATGAGCGTGACGAATTATGAATTGGCTGAGCAGGACTATATAGCTGGTATGAAATATAAAGAGATTGCTGAAAAATACAATGTAAGTATTAATACTGTTAAGAGCTGGAAAACAAGATATGGATGGCAAAAAAGTGTGCACACAAATGATAAAAAAGTATGCACACAAAAAAGAGATTATAGTGTTGTAAGAAAAGAAGCTGCTGTGACAGAGGTTGAAGACGTATTGGAAAATATGGATTTAACTGATAAACAGCAGCTTTTCTGTTTGTATTTTATAAAGTGTTTTAATGCAACCAAAGCTTATCAGAAAGCCTATGGCTGTAGTTACAATACGGCAGCAGTCGAGGGGTGCCGTCTCCTTAAAAATCCTAAGATAAAAGAATTGATAAGAACTATGAAGCAGGAGAGGTTTACTAAAGATTATCTAACACAGGAAGATATATTCCAGAGGTATATGGATATAGCATTTTCAGATGTAGGCGATTATGTGAGATTTGGAAGAAAACAAATGCCGCAGTGGCGTGAAGAAAATGGAGAGTATGTTCCTGTTATAGACCCCAACACAGGAAAGCAAAAGATAATTGAATATAACTATATAGATTTAAAAGAGTCAGAAGAAATTGATACAAGCATATTAGCAGAAGTTTCTGATGGAAAATCAGGAATAAAGGTTAAAATGCAGGACCAGTTAAAGGCTCTTGAGTGGCTTGGCACACATATGAATATGGCCACACTTGAACAAAGAGCAAAGATAGACCTGCTTAGGGCACAAAAAGATAAACTTCAGCAGAAGGACGATGAGGGAGAGGATGAAAGCGTGGTGATTATTAACGATGTCTGAGATTAGAATAAGTGACCTGATAATACCGAAGTATAGATCACTATTTAACAATAGGCAGTATAAGCACATAATACTTACTTCTGGACGAGCAGGGACTAAATCCAGTTATGCAGCAATAAGAGGGGATTATGAGCTTGTAGCCGGAGAAAAGAGTTCTGTTGTTGTCCTAAGAAAACATCATAATAAGCTTAGAAAAACTGTTTATAAGGAGATGCTTAGAGGTATAAGCAGATTACAAATTCCAAAGAAAAAATTCAGGATAACTAAATCTCCAATGGAAATAACCTATCTTAAAAATGGCAATACAATGTATTTTGCAGGCTCGGATGGTATAGATGACACAAAAGGTATTATTGATGAAGAAAGACCAATAAAACTTGTAATCATCGATGAAGCCACAGAGTTTTTCGATGATGGAGAGGGAGAAGATGAAATCCTCAACATAGAAGCTACATTCGCAAGAGGAAATAATGGAGGGTTTCAGATGATATATCTTTATAATCCGCCGAAAAATCCCAATGCACCTATAAATGAATGGGTAAAAAAGATGGAAAAACGTCCAGACTGTATACATATACACACAGATTACAGGGACGTACCAGAGGAATGGATAGGAAAAGATCTGATTGAAACAGCAGAGGCATTGAAAGCGGTAGATGAAAAGCAATACAACTGGATATGGCTTGGGCAATGTGTAGGAATAGAGGAAATTATCTACTATATGTTCAAGCAGGATATGATAGTACAGCCGCAAAGAGCTGCCTATCCAATGGCAATAGGAATTGACTATGGACAGATGAATGCTACAACATACCAGGCATTTGGACTGGATAAGAGTAAAAAGAAATTCAGAGGGATTAAAGAATATTATTATTCTGGCCGTGATACCGGTAAACAGAAAAGTCCATCGGAATATGCAGAAGATTTTAAAGAGTTTTTTGAAAATTTACAGGAGATGTATGGAATAAGGACTGCTTATGTATTTATAGATCCTTCTGCAAAAGGTCTGGCAGAGGAAATAAGAAGAAAATGTCCGGTTATAAAAATAGTTGATGCCCAGAATGATGTACAGCTTGGAATAGCAAGAACACAAAAGCTTATGAGCTATGGAATATTAGAAGTAAGTCCGGAACAGGAGAATTTAATACACGAGGCAGGAATATATGAATATGATAAAAAATCCATAGAGGCGGGTAAAGAAGTACCAGTAAAAACAAATGACCACTGTATGGATGCAATGAGATATGCAGTTATGGGAATGTGGAAGTATGTAAGATACTTTCTTCCTAAAGCAGAACAGGAGGATTAAATAATGGATATAACAAAGTTTTTAGCTGAATTAGGATATGACACAGTAGATAAAGGGTTTTACTCTCTTATAGATGTGTGGAAGAGCTGGTATAGGTCTAAAGTGGCAAGGTTCCACACATACCGGGTGTATTCCGGCAACAGCTATATAAAATGTAAAAGAAATGCTATGGGAATGGCAAAGAAGGTTGCAGAGGATATTGCAGATATGCTGCTCAATGAGCACGTTAATATAACAATAGCAGATGAGGCAACAGATGAATTTGTTAAAAAAGTTCTTAGCAGTAATAACTGGCAGCAGATGGGTAATAATTACCAAGAGAAAAAAGCGGCATATGGAACAGTTGCATATGTTCCATACATACAGGATGCCATTGCCAACGAGGAGACAGGTGAGATAGAAAAGGGCACTGGTAATATTAAAATTGACTATATAACAGCAGAAAATATCTATCCATTATCTTGGGAAAATGATTATGTGACAGAGTGTGCATTTGTATTTCCTAAGACATATAAGAACAGAAATTACGCTGTAATACAGGTACACATAATTGAAAACGGTGAATATGTAATACATAACCATCTTGTGGAAACAACCAAAGGAGCAGGAACAGAGATAGAATGTTCACGCTGGAAGGATATGCGCCCATTTGCAACATTAATACCGGTTATTAAGACTGGTATGGCAAAGAGACAGTTTGTAATAGACAAGCTTAATATATCTAACAATTATGATGATGATAATCCTATGGGAATAGCAATATATGCAAATGGAATAGACCAGCTGAGAGGCTGTGATATAGCATTTGACAGCTATGTAAATGAATTTACGCTTGGAAAGAAGCGAATATATACCAGCGAAGATGTTATGCAGGAAGATTTAGAGGGGCATAAGCAATTTGACCCTGATGACGTAATATTTTATAAGCTTGCAGGAGAGAAAATGGAGCACGCTACCCAGCCAATAATAGAAAGCAATATGGAGCTTAGGGCGGAGGAACATAATAAAGGTCTCAATGACTTCTTAAACATATTGTCGCTTAAATGCGGCTTTGGAACAGAGCATTATAAATTTGAAAATGGAAATATAACAACAGCCACACAGGTGATTAGTGAGAATAGTGATATGTATAGAACCATTAAGAAGCACGAGATTGTATTGGATACCGTGTTAAAGGAGCTTATAACAATAATATGTATGTTAGGAAGAACAATAGGAGCTGATGTAGATACTGAAGCGGAGATACAGATAGACTTTGATGACTCTATCATCGAGGATAAAGAGGCAATAAGAAAAGAAGATAGAAACGATGTATCTATGGGAGTAATGAGCCTTGAGGAATACAGAGCTAAATATTACGGAGAAACAATAGAAAAAGCAAGACAGAACCTGCCAGAGCAGGAGAAAGTATTGGAGTGATAACATATGGCGCTTACATCAGAAGAACTTGAAGAAATGCCCAAGGCAATACAAAGTGCATTTTCGGACCTGGAGCTTAAGATAATAGAAGATTTAGTTGGCAGGATAAAAAAGAACAATGAGATAACGGGTACTGGTGAATGGGATATATCCCAGCTTATAAGAATGGGCGAGAGTAAAAAGGTTATTAAGAACTATGTTGCCAAAACATTAAAGCTTACATATTCAGAGATAGAGAATATATTCGGAGATGTCTTTGAGACAGGTTATAATAGGGATAATGCTTTGTATATGGCAGCGGGAGCAGACTTTATTGCATATAAGGATAATAAACCTCTACAGCAGTATATAGGCGCTGTAAAGGAACAGACAAAAGGCACATATAAGAATATAACTAACACAATGGGGTTTGTAAGGCAGAGGCAGGGGACAAAGACGTGGGTTCCTCTTACGAAGTATTATAAAGATACCTTAAGCAGAGCTGCATTTGAAATAACAAGTGGAGCATTTAGTTATAATCAAGTCATAAAGCGAACTATAAATGAGATGACTAATTCGGGGCTGCGTACAATTGATTATGCAAGTGGAAGGACCAGCAGAATAGAAGTAGCTGCTATGAGGGCAATAAGAACGGCAATAACACAGGTAACAGCCAAAGTAACAGAACAGAATATGGAAAAACTACATACAGATTATGTAGAAGTAAGCTGGCACGCAACTGCAAGACCTACACATCAGGTCTGGCAGGGGCGTGTTTTTAAGTGGAATAGAAATAATGATGCAGATAATAAAACGCAGGATATGGATAATCAGAGGTTGTCTGAAAAAACATATATAGATTTATCTGATAAATACGCAAATAAGTACAATAAAACAACAAGTGAAGTTGAAGAGCTACAAGAGTATATTACAGGTGGAGTAACATACAAAATTGATAATGTAAATGTTAAACAGAATAATTCCGTAAGGGAATTAGAAATTGCAGAATTATTAAGTTCACAATTAGGGGTAAAAGTAAATCTTGTTCCTGAAATTAGTGGAATATATAAAAATGTACATGCACCTGATTATCTAATAGCAGGAGAGAGGTGGGATTTAAAAGAGTTAAAGAATGGTACAAGCAAGAATTTAATTAGAGATATAATTCACAAAAAGAAGGAACAAGCAGAAAATTTTATTTTTGATATAACAAGTAGTAAATTGAGTGATGAGGAAATATTCAATCAAGCAGAAAGTGTATTTACAAAATATTATAATACAAAACATACTGAAAGAGTAGTTATTGTTAAAGGAGATAAGATTGTAAAGTATTTACAAAAAAATAGAGAAATCTAACGCACCCCCAGTGGAGTTTGTGAGATTTCTCTATTAAGATATCTTAATTATATTATATCCCAAATTAAGAAAATATCAACACTTAAATTGATAAGAAATAAAATTATTCTTTACAAAAAAATAAAAGCTATATAATATACATACAGTAAGGGAGAAACTATTTGAGGTGGAATATAATGAGTGAAGAGTTAAAAAGGGGAATACCATTGTTTGAAATGACAGGAGAAATTGTTAAAAGTACAAAAGAAGAGAAAGAGAGATATGATAAAGATTTTGAAAAGATACTCAAAGAAGCAGGAGTACTTAAACAAAATCAATCCATTAAGGAAATAGAGCATATTGATTAGTAAATTATTCACGATATGTAGATGTTGTATTTCCAAAATCGCTATGATGCAGTTGAAGCAGAATATATGACGTTAATAAAAAGAAATGGAGGGAAATTATGCCAGTAGAATATCCAGATGAAATACAGGAATTGGTTGATATTTATGAGCCGTATATTGTAGGATGCCATTTGGAAAATGCACCACAGGAAGCTGTTGAAGCATTCGAGAAAGTAAAGAAATGGGCTTGGGAACAGGGACAGAGCGAATATTGCAGAGCATAAATAAAAGATAACATAATAGAGTTAGAGGCGATTTATTATGGATAAAAAGGAATATGAGGCAGCTTTAGAAGAGCGAGAACATATTATGGCAGAAGAAAAAAATCAAAGCTTTTCCATTGACAGAAAAGGAAATAGAGGAATTGAAAAAACAAGGACATATTTAAAACTACCAGTCGAGAGATTGGTGGTATTTTTATATCCAAGTTGCACCGGTGCAACAGAAAGGAGTACATATGGCAGCAGAAGAATATACAGATTTTGTAAAAACAACAGGCTATGGTGTAGACCCACTGGGATTGTGCGGTATTAACTGTTATCACAATTTCTGGCCGTTTATACCAGGAGTGTCAGTAAGGCTGTATACAGATGAACAGCTTGATAAGATGAATGCCAAAGAGAATGAAAAGAAAGAATTTAATGGAAAAGAATATACAACCTACGAGGCAACACAAAGAATGAGACAATTAGAAACACTTATGCGTAAGGAGAGGCTTGATGTACATCTTCTTAAAAAGGCAGGAGCGGAAAATGAACAGGTAAAGGAAGCAAGAGCCAAATATAGAAAGACAAGTGCAGAATATAGGGAGTTCACAGAAGCTATGGGAATGAAAGAGCAAAGAGAAAGAGTGACAGTAGATGGTCTTGGGAGGGTATAGATGATAAATATAACTATGTATGATAATGGATTTGAAATAGAAGGACACGCTGGGTATGCACAGAAGGGCAGTGATATAATATGTGCGGCAGTATCGGCACTGAGCCAGACGTGCAGAATAAGTATTACAGAGCTGGCAGGGTATGAACCAGTATGTGAAGAAAAAGACGGCTATATGAAGCTTATGTGTTCAGATGTTAATGAAGTAATAAGAGTATTATTAAAGTCATTTGAACTGGGAATTGAGGCAGTAAATGAAAATTATGCGGGATTTATAAATATTGTTCGTTTTGTTCGCTGAAAAGGTGATATTATTTAAAATGAAATAAATGTAAGAAACAGAGGCAGGGTTTAAGAACCTTGCCTTTTTTCGTACCAAAACGTGTGAGGGTAAACACGGGATAATAGGAGGTTATTGATGAGAAGATTTAATTTACAGCTTTTTGCTGACGGTGGCGAAGAGGGAACTGGTACAACCGGAACAGAAAGACACGAAACAGGATATAGTTTTGAACAGGCAGAGGAAATAGCAACGGCAAGAGCAGAGCGTGCAACAAAGGCGGCATTACAAAGTTATTTCAGACAGCAGGGAATGACTGAAGAGGAAGCACAGGAGGCTTTTAAAGATTACAAGAACAAAAAGGAAGCACAGAAGCCTGATATAGCAGCAGTAACTAAAGAAAGAGATGAGGCTGTGTCAAAGGTAAAGGCTTATGAGAATGAGAAGCTTTTAAGACAGAAAAATGTCAGGGAAGATGATATTGATTATGTAACTTATAAGGTTAATCAGATGGTAACAGATAAAGTGGATTTTGGTGCGGCAGCAGATAAATTCTTAAAGGACAATCCACGATATAAGAACACAGCAGGATACAGAGTATCTACTGGTGTACAGAGTGGAAGTGGAGAGACAAGAACCAAAAGCGAACAGATTAGTGATGCACTGAAAGAGGCATTCAGGGCAAGATAAGGAGAATATGATGAATAGAAATAAGATGAATTTACAGAGATTTGCAACAAACATTGTAACCAGAAATGATGCGGCGGCATTAATTCCGGAGCAGATAAGCAAGGAGATTATACAGTCGGCGACAGAAAGCAGTACAGTTCTTCAGCTTGGAAAGCGACTTCCTAATATGACCAGCAATAAGACAAGTATGCCGGTATTAGATATGCTTCCAGTAGCGTATTTTGTTAATGGAGAACCAGGAACAAAGCAGACTACAAAGCAGGCCTGGGCTAATAAGTATATATATGCAGAAGAGATTGCGGTAATCGTTCCTATCCCGGAAGCGGTATTAGATGATGCTGATTATGACTTATGGGCAGAGATTAAGCCAAGAATTGCAGAAGCTTTTGGAAATAAGATTGATGGAGCGGTTCTTTTTGGAGTTGATAAACCAACAACCTGGCGAGATGATATTGTAACAACAGCTAAGACAGCAGGAGCAAAGACAACATTAACAGATGATCTGTATACGGATATTATGGCAGAAGGTGGTGTTATAGCCAATATTGAGGGAAGTGGTTATCTTCCAACAGGAGCAATTGCGGATGTGGCAATGAGAGCGAAGCTTAGGGGCTTAAGAGATAATAATGGAGTTCCGCTTTTTAAATCAGATATGCAGGGGGCAACTAATTACGCATTAGATGGTAATCCTATGTATTTCCCTCTTAATGGTGCATGGGATGCAAGCAAGGCATTAATGATAAGTGGAGATTTTAACCAGCTTGTATATTCTGTAAGACAGGATATAACATATAAGATATTTACAGAAGGTGTAATTCAGGACCCATCCACTAAGGAGATTGTATATAATCTTATGCAGAATGATATGGTTGCACTTCGTGCAGTTATGCGACTTGGCTGGGAGCTTCCTAATCCAATCAACAGATTAAAAGGTGATAAGAGTAAGAGATGTCCATTCTCTATTCTTGTATCTGAATAATATGGAGGCACTAATGAGTTACGCAGATTATGAATATTATAATAACAAATATTTACTTGGAAAAGCGGCGCTTATTAGTGCCGCTGATTTTAATTATTATGAAGCAAAGGCAGCAGGAAAGATAGACTATTATACATTTGGAAGGTTAAAGACATTTACGGATATACCAGAAGAAGTAAAAAAGTGTGTATGTGATATAGCAGAGAAATTACAGGAATATGATAAAGCAGTTAAGGGCATAACATCTGAAAAGGTGGGAGATTACTCTGTGTCATACGAAGGTAAAGCAGTGCAGAAAGATAATTGTGATAATGAGATTAAAGACTGTATAAAGAATTATCTTTCACATACAGGATTGTTAAGCCGTATTCCTGCTGGGAGGTGTATGTATGAAATATAAAGTTACAGCCCCACTTGGCATAACTGAAAGATTATATGGAATTGATTTTAAGAATGGCATAGGAATAACTAATAATGATTATGCAGTTAAGGTTTTAAAAGAAAAAGGATATGCAGTTGAGGAACTTAAGGCAGAAAGGGAAAAGGTGAGCGAAGATGTACACTAATGCAAGTGTTACTTATTATTCGCATACAGATGAAGGCTTTCTGCGGCATTATATAGAAGATGTATTTGTAATGAGTGATACACAGGATAGTGTCAGCAAGGACGGAAGCACCAGAAATGACAGCTTAAAGATATACATTCCAGCAGAACAGGCTAAAGGAATTGAATTAAAAGCTAAAGATTTAGTTGTTAAGGGACTGTGTGAGGTTGAATTCGACAATCAGTCAGATAAGGGAATATCAGACAGCCTGAAAGAACTAAAACGCAGTGCAAGGGTGTATGAAGTATATCAGGTGACAGAGAAATTATACGGCAGTAAGAATATGCAGCACATAGAATTGGCAGGAAGGTGATTATATGCACTTTACAATACACGGAAATATGAATATATCATTGAAAGACTTTGCAAGGAAAAGAAAAGGGCTTCAAAGGGGTGGACCTGTACAGAAGTTCATTGACAACGAAGTTATGAAGCAGATGTCACCAATGATGCCGAGGGCTTCAGGAACAATGATACAGAGTATGATTACAAATACAGTTATTGGTTCAGGATATGTTAATGTCAATGTTCCATATGCACGATTTACATATTATGGAAAAGTTATGATATATGAGCCGACTGGAAGCACATATGCACCAAAAGATGGGAAAAAGATAGTAACACAGACTGATTTAAAGTACCAGGAAGCACCAACACGAGGTGCTTTTTATTTTGAGAGAATGAAAAAGGCAAAGAGAGCACAGATACTTAAAGGAGCACAGGAGGTAGCCAATAAATTATGACAATATTAGAAATTACAAAGCAGATAATTAATGAATACCCGCACATAGAAGATTTTACTAATAATATCCACTATGATTTCTCAGATGATACTGAGGGCGAGGCAGGGTTGTATATTGCTGGTGACAGAAAAATATCTGAGGATGTACTGGGTAATCAAATTAGGCAGAGTGATATGATTATGTACGCTACCTGTCAGGCGGCATCTGACTATGACAGATTAAATAACAGTAATTTCCTAAGCAATTTATCCTGGTATCTTGAGAATGTTGAACAGGGTGCATATGAGGTGACGATAGGAGATGATAACAATGTTAAAAAGGGCAAGCTTGAACAGATAAGCTGTTCCAACGCAATGCTTTTAGCTTATCTTACAGATGAACTTACAGGACCTGTAAGATATCAGTTGCAGATAACAGCACAGTATAGAATTGATAATTAGGAGGAAAGCAAATGAATAAAGACGGAATGAACCTGCAAAGATTTGGACAGGAAGGTGTAGGTAAGTTAAAGAGAAGCCATCTTTTACATTATATTGATGCTTCATTTGGAGGAGCAGATCCAGTATGGTATCTGATAGGAAAAGACGTGGAGGATATGAGTGTGGAATTAAATCCGGATACAGAAACCAAGAAAAATATTTTAGATGAAACATCTGTACAGGACAATGGATATGAGCCAAGCATAGAAGTAGATACATACTATGCCAATACAGAGGACAGTATATATCCAAAGCTTAAGGATATTGCTATGAACAGGCTTACAGGAGATGACTGTAAAACAAAAATTCTTGAAATTGTTGTCGATAATAAAACAGGACCATTTGATGCGTGGACGGAAGATGTTGTGGTTAAGCCTACAAGCTATGGTGGAAAGACAGGTGGTGTGGCAATTCCATATACAATAAGCCTTAATGGCAACAGAAAACAGGGCACAGTCACAATGAACGATAAGACACCAACATTTGCAACAGTATAAGGAGATATAAAGTATGTCTAATATGGAAAATTTATCATTTGATGAAGGACTTAAAAGTTATAAGATAAATGGCGATCCTAACAGAATATTAAGGTTTAACCCCGGTGATGTTAATATCCTTACAAGGTATAAAGAGGTTGTAAATAATCTTAATAATATAGCAAAGGAGCTTCCTGATGCAAAGATTAAGCCAGATGGAACAGCAGAGGATAATGCAGAGATAGTGGGAGCACAGCTTACAGCATTTAATGAGGCACTTAAGAAACAGATAAATTATCTGTTTAATGCAGATGCATATGATGTTTTATTTGCTGGACAGAGCCCTTTGTGCAGAGTAGGAACAGGGCGAAAGCTTCTGTGTGAAGAAATAATTGAGAAGCTTGGAAGATTAATTGGTGATGAGTGTGGAGAAACTGTTGACAATGTAAATCTTCGTGTGAGTAAGTATACTGCTGAGTACGAAGGTAATAGGGAGTACCGCAGAAATAAAAATAAGCAGTATAGGAAAAGTAAAAATTATAAGAAATTCCGTGGGGTATAAAATATGAAGGGTCTGCCAACAGAGCTTGAAGTTAATAAAAAAAGATATAGGATACGGTCTGATTACAGGGATATATTAAAAATAATACAGGCTTACAATGATCCGGAGCTTGAGGAAAAAGAAAAGTGCTATGTTGCACTAAAGATATTATATATAAACTTTGAAGGTATCCCAGAAAAAGATATAGAAGAGGCATACAGGCAGGCTGTATGGTTTATTGACTGCGGTGAACAGTATACAGAAAAGACTGCACAGGAATTACGCCTGATGGACTGGGAACACGATGAGTCTATTGTAATTCCGGCAATTAACCGAGTGGCTGGCAGAGAAGTAAGAACAGCCCAATATATACATTGGTGGACGTTTATCGGCTTATATATGGAAATTGGAGAGTGTGTGTTTAGCGAGGTTGTATATATAAGGCAGAAGCTGGCAAAGCACGAAAAGCTGGAAAAATATGAAAAAGCCTTCTATAGAGCTAACAAAGATATGATAGATCTGCCAGTAATAAAAGATAAGGAAGAACTTGAAGAGGACGAATTTATAAAAAATATGTTTGGATAGAGGACTGTATGACAGCCCTCTATTTTTTGTATGGAGGGCTTAAATGAGTGATGATGAGAGGAAGATAAGCTTTGATACTGGAATTAATCTTGACGGCCTGGATAACGATACAAAAGAACTTAAAAGTATGGCTAATGATATAGCCCGGACAATCGAAAATATGGGAAAAGATATAGAGGATAATGTATCTGGCATAAATATGGACAGTATACAAAGCTCTATGCAGGACCTTACAGCAGAAGCAATAAAATCAGCACAGGCAATGCTAAAAGTAAACCAGATGATTAACAAGTTAGATGATGTTACAGGTCCTAAAGCCATACTGGATTCCATTAAAGAATATGAAAAAGAGCTTGAAAAGCTTCAGGAAAGAATGGCGGGATATTCCCAATTTGATATAGATGGACAATCCGAGAGTTATAAGCAGGATAAAGAAAGTGTTGAGGAATTAAGGAATTCAATAAATGCTGCAAAAGATGATTTAAGAAATTATTATATGCAGCAGGAAGCTGAAAAAATTGCAATTGATAATTTGAAACAGGTGGTGAAAGAGAAAGCGGCCGCTGAGAAAAAGGCGGCAAGGGAAGCGGCAGAAGCAGTAAAACAGTCCGCAAAGGAAAAGGCATTAGCGGAGAAGCAGGCAGCAGAGGAAGAAAAGCGGGCGCAGGAAGAGGTTGCAGCTGCGCAGGAGAAATCCATAGCAAGAAAAAAGAAACTGGGCAGTGTTTGTAAAATGCTTGGCTCACAGATAGGAAAAGTTGCAGGAAAAGCAATTGGAATGGGCGGAGCAATGAGCAAAGCCGATAGCAGAACACAAAAGATAAGTGGAAGCTTAAAGAAATTAGCGGGCATTGCAAAGACAGCACTTGTATTTAATGTTATAAGAAAAGGCTTAGATGCCTTAAGAGAACAGTTTGGAACAATGCTTAAAGCTAATGCTGAATTTAGTTCCTCTCTGGCAGTTGTTAAAGGTAATCTTGCAGTAGCTTTTCAGCCAATATACGAAGCGGCTATGCCATATATTAATATGCTTATGCAGGGGCTTAAGACACTTACCAATCAGCTTGCAGTATTTACTAATACGCTTTTTGGAAAGACGATAAGCGCAAGCACACAAGCAGCTAAAGCAATGAATAAACAGGCAGCGGCGGCAAAGAAAGTGGGAAAGGAAACACAGAAAGCCGTAGCCAATATTGATGAGTTTAATATATTGTCAGATAACAGCTCATCATCTGACAGTGGAACAGCAATAAAATATGATGTAACAGAGTCTACAGGAGCTTCTGATTTTGCCAATATGTTAAAACAGGCTTGGGAAAATCAGGATTTTACTGATGTTGGTGTTCTGATAGGACAGAAAATAACTAATATGTTGCAGGGAATTAACTGGGATGAAGTGTATAGCAATGCTTCCAGAGTGTCTATAAGCTTTGCAACATTTTTTAATGGGCTGGCAGATGGAATTGACTGGAATGTAATAGGACAGACTGTGGCAGGAGGTCTTAATACAGCACTTATATTTACAGATACATTTTTAACTAATTTTAATTTTCTAAGTTTTGGAGAGAAGATAGGAAGTGGACTTACATCTGCTATATCAACAATCCAGTGGGATTTGTTAGGAAGGTCTTTAGCAGATATTCTTAATGGTGCATTTGACTGGATATATGGTTTCCTGTCCACATTTGATTGGACATTGCTAGGTTCATCATTGGCATCAAGCATATCTAACTTTTTTAATACAACTAATTGGAGAGAATTGGGTGTTGATGTTTCCTCGCTTGTTATAGGGATTGTAGATATGCTTACGGAGTTCTTAAGGGATACAGACTGGCTTGGTGTCGCAAATGCTGTTTTTGATGTCATAAAGGGCATTGACTGGGGCGGAGTAATAAGAACTTTAATTGAAGTGATTGTAACGGCATTTCTTGCACTTCTTACATTGATATTTGATGTAGGACTTAATATTGGAGAAATGCTTATAGAGGGTCTTAAAGGCGGAATTGTAAACCTTATTAAAAATATAGGACTTTGGCTTTATAACAATTTAGTTAAGCCAATAATAGATGCTGTGTGTAATTTCTTTGGCATACATAGTCCGTCTACAGTATTTGCAGATATAGGACAGTTCCTTATAAAAGGACTGATGAATGGTGTGTCAGGTATGCTGGGTTCTGTAAGACAGGGCTTTACAAAGCTGGTAGACACGATAATAGCACCATTCAGGAATCTGGGTTCAACACTTAGAAATATATTCAGCAATGCCTGGCAGCACGTATTGAATATATTTTCCGCTACAAGTTTTGCAGGAGTAGCCTCTAATATAGGAACAACCTTTAAAAATATAATTAATAGATTAATATCTGGAATTAATAATGTGGTTTCAAAACCATTCCAGACACTTAGCAGTGCATTTGTAGCACTTAAAAAAGTGGATATTTTAGGAGGCCACCCGTTTGGCTTTCTGCCTAATATACAAGCCCCACAGATACCATTTTTGGCAAAGGGTGCTGTTATACCAGCTAATAGTCCATTTGTGGCTGTATTAGGAGACCAGAGGAGTGGAAATAACATAGAAGCTCCAGAAGGACTTATAAGACAGATTATGAGAGATGAACTTGCAGGGCTGACAGATAGACAGAGAACAGAGGTAGTTGTATCTCTAAAGGGAGAGATGGCTAAGTTCTTCCAGGCATTTGTAGAGGAATACAAAAAAGAGCGAGATAAGACTGGCAAAGATCCTATTTTAGGAATATAAGGAGATATTTATGGCGAAGTTCAGACCTATTTTAATATTGGCAGGGGTAGAGTTACCCCTGCCTGATTCATATTCACAGACTATTGCAGATTTGAGCAGTACACAGACAGGAAGGACACTGGATGGAAGGGCACACAAAGATGTTATAGCAGTTAAAGATACTATCCCACTCAGGTGGAGCAGACTTGAGTGGGAAAAGGCGGCAGAAATAGCAAATGCAGTTGACGGCATAGAATATGCGGTAATGCAGTATATGGATGTAAGAAATCCATATGAGATGACAAAGACAGAAGTGTATGTTGGAGATAGAAAAGCTGAGTTTGTTGAAGCTGATACAGATGGTAAAGTCTATTGGAGTTTAGAGTTCAGCAGAATAGAGGTATAAGTATGTTAAATGTAGAAAGAAATGGAAGAGACAGTGCAAGAGTTGAAATACATCTTGTTAATGGTCAAGTGATATATGCAGATGAAAAAAGAGTTATGAGTGACGGCATTAAAATCGAAGATACAGCAAGTGAAAGCAGCAATTTTAGTATTGGCTTTGTAAGTTGTAAAGTTCTTACATTACAGCTTATGAATTATGACCAGAATTACAATACTAATAATTGCACCGGTGCAACAGTTATTCCATACATAATAAATAATGGAAGAGAGTACAAAAAAGGGCAGTATAAGGTTTATTCAAGTAAATATGATAATGGATTGCTTAATTTAACCTGTTATGACAATGTGAGAGAGCTTGATAAAAGCATAGATGCAAGTAAATTTACTTTGCCTTGTACATATGCACAGGCATTAAAAACAGCAGTGGAAAGCTGTGGACTTACATTGGCAAATACTAAATTTACTAATTATGATTTAATGCTTACGGAACTGGATAACAGCATATCTACATACAGGCAGTTAGCTGAATATATAATGCAATGTGCGGGCAGTGTGCTTAAGGCTAATACAGAGGGCATTATAACAATAAATGATTATAAAAAAATATTCAGGAGAGGAGATAATCTTGATGGTGGTAATCTAACAAACTATAACTCCGGGGATACAGCAGATGGTGGTAATTTTTCTGATTATAATTCTGGCTATACTTTTGATGGCGGAGCATTTGGCGATAGAAAAGATATAGAGTTTAAGTATGATATATCAGATTTAACAGCCGCTACAGAAGATACAATAATTACAGGAGTGGCCGCAACAATAAATGATGTAAGTTATATTGTGGGTACAGAAGGCTATATATTAGAGATTTCTAACAATCCTCTGATAAATGAAGATAATGTAAATAAAATACTGACAGCTTTAAATAATAAATATAAGGATATGAGGTTCAGAAAGCTAAGCGGAAAAGTAAGGTCGGATTTCAGGCTGGAGTCTATGGATCCGTTATGTGTGGAAGACTATAAAGGTAATGCTTATGACTGCTATTTAACAAGGCTTACTTATACAATTGGAGACTATACAGATATTAGCTGTGACTGTAAGACAAAGGAGGAAACGGAAATATCTGGCAATTCTACAGTTACAAAAATATTAAAAATGGCAGAGTCGAGTGCAGATAAGAAAGTTGAGCAGGAGAAGAATGTAAGAGAAAAGGCATTGGCAGAGCTGACAGAGAAGCTTAGCAAAAATACAGGATTGTATTATACAGCGCAGGAAGCAGAAGGAGGCGGATATATATATTATACACACGATAAAAAGACCCTTGCAGAGAGTACATTTATAACAAAATGGACAGCGGAAGCAATAGGGATAAGTATGGATGGAGGAAAGACTTATCCATATGGATTTACTGTTACAGCAAAAGTAATTATGGATATAATTGCGGCTAATAAAATATCTGCAACGTATATAGATGGAGGAATATTAAGACTTGGAGGACAGGATAATATACACGGTACAATAAAATTATTAAATGCACAAGGAGAGCAGATAGGTACTTGGGGAGAAAATGGGGTAGATGCACAAAAAGGTTATATTGGGGGCTGGAGAATAGAAGATGGAATGTTAAAAAGAACCACAGAAGCATATATTCCACCAAATAAGAAAGTTTTAGATACATTGTCATATGTAATTAGAGCAGATGCAGCAAATACATTAGATAAAAATCTGTACGATTTTAATGGCAATGGTCAAATAGATATGTATGATTTTGTATATGTTAAAAGGGTTCTTAATGGACTGACGGAATTTAATAAAAACACCTGTGCTATTGCTAAGACAAGTACAGTTACAATAACTATAAATCCATACAGCACTAAAGAGATGATTTCAGTGTATGGAATTGACATGTGGGGGCAGGAAAGAAAAACAATAATGGGAATACAGGATTTACGGATAGATAAGGTAAAAACTGACAGTGTAGAAGCTGGAGAGTTTAAGCTCAATAAAGATTATGAAAATTCTGATACAGGTGGAATTAATAATGTAATGTTATTCGGAGAGAATAGTAAATCTTATATAGGAAGCCAGAATGGTACAGCAATTCTAGGAAATTCAGAAGGATATGAATTGAGATTGCAGACAGATGGCAATTTAGTTCTGTATAACACAAGTGGCATAGCAGTATGGAATTCAGGAACAGCAAGAGGATAAGTGAAAGGAGAACGATATGGGAATATATGTAAGAAGAGGAATGGAAGCAGATTTTGACCCTGAGAAGATGAAACCGGGTGAATGGGCAGTAAGTATAAATAGTGACAGAAAGAAG